TACGCGGCCTGCCAGTATCCTGTCGCTTCAGGACCTTCAACAGACTTTACCGAAACCGGCTGTCCCTCAACTGTGAACGTAAGGAACTCATCATTTTTTGGAGTGATTTCACCGGGATACCCAAAGTTGAGGACGACAGCCCTCTGACGGACTCGTGGGTGGGGCTGAACAGTATACCTGTTCGCGCCATCCTCCTTGACCAACCATGCTTTGTTTGTTGCGAGCGGAGGACCGTCTCCTCCCTCGTATGGACTTATCTTGTCAGCGGGAGAACGAATGCTGGATTCGAAGACTGCCTGTCTTACCATTCCAGCCATCTTCTGCGCCGCACGTCTCACAGACTTCTCCTTTACTGACTCAATGTCAATCGCTTCGAGCGACATTTGGAAGTCCTCCAAATCCTCAGAGAACTTACCAATATCAAGCTCAATAGCCACCGCAATCACCGTCAGGGTCACTGGTCGTGTATGTGTATGGACTGGTCGATTGTCCGCTTTCTTCTCCGAGAATGCCGGAGTCGTTAATTTTTTCTACTATTTCGTCGTAGCGGTCACAGAAGGAATTAGCGTAATCCGTCTTGTTTGTTCCGCCGTCGTCCAAGTCCCCGAGCTTAGTCGAGGTTGGGTCTTCTGCTCCTTTCACAAGTTCGCATGTGGCCTTCTGCTTAATGGCCGCAATAACTTGTGGAATCCGGTATTCTTGCGGAATAGTCTCACCATCGTACAAGTCGAGTTCCACCGAGGCCTCTGCAAATTCCAGAGAATCCTCTTTCTCCGACTTGTCGTAATCATCTGGAACCTGTCGGACAGGAACGTCTTCGAGGTTCACGTATTTTGGTGAGTATGCCATTGTTATCCAGTGGGTTTAAGAGCGTTGGACAGTACGAAAACTCGTATTATCCGTCGATTTCTGCCGCCGCGTCCGAGAAGATTGTCGTCCACGCCTTACGTGTGAAGGCCTGCACAACATCTGCCTGACGCTCAGGCTCCTCGTATTCGCGGGTGGACATCGGGGTACGAGTTAGCTCGTATCCGTAGCGAGTGGAGTCAACGGCGATAGCGCCGTGACCGTCAACAGTGATGTCCTGTGTGGAGTCGAGGATGACCGTCATACCAGCGACTGTCCCGACCTCACCAGTTCGAACAACCTCGTCACCCTGCTCGGTCGCACGGTTGAAGTTGCTGTCTGTGAGGAGGTCCACGTAGGCGTCTACGTCCACGAACAGAAGGTCCGGGTCGTAGTCGTCCTCGGAGAGAGCCTTGATACCCTCAGTAATGTCGCTGAAGGACATTGTGCCGTTGCCGTCACCGATGGGGTTGCCGCCCTCGTTCTTCTGTTGCAGAGCGCCAGCAAGCTGTTCGTAAGCCTCTGCGTTAAGCTTCTCCGCCATTGCGCGAGCAAGGTCCTCGATTTCTCGGGCCTTCATCTCGATGAGTCCGTCCTCCATCGCTTCCATGGTGAGGCTGACCTCGCCCATGTACTTCTCGAACTTCACCGTCTTCTCACTAACTGTACTCTGGTGTCGTGGAGACTCCTCGCCCTCATTGACAATAGTCGGACGCGACATCTCGTCATTGTCAATGTGGAACGTGTAGGAGTTGGACTCGATGCCCGACGCATCAATCTCTCGGAAGGCACGCCGCCAAACGAGATTCTCATCGACAACTTCTTCTACCGTCTCACGAACGAAATCCTGCGTGATAACGTCGCGTGTTGTAAGTGCCATTTATATATACCTCTTAATTTTACCGCACCTGTACCAAGTACAGGTTGTTACCTGCGTCGATTTCTTCCTCGACGTAAACTTCACCGTGTGGTCCAAGGGCCTCACCTTCAGCAACATTTGCGCCACCAGCATTGCCTACATATGCAGTAAGGTCAGCCTTGACCTCGCCACGCATCTTGACAGTTGCTTCTGCGCCAATCTGTTCCTGTCCGGTGTCACCGTAAACGTCGTAGTTGGCAAGAACGCCAGCCACTTTGTCAGTGTCGTCTCCGGTAACTTCCGCGAGGGCAGTGCCGTCATACGCGACGACGCGACCTCGTGAGATAGTTACTCCGCTCAGTGCATCTCCTTCATTGTCCGGGTGCGGGAAGGCCGTCTTGTCGCCGTAGCGTCCAGCGTCGTCGCCCGCGTCAATGTCTTCATATACCATTGTTTAATTCACCCAAGAATCTTGTTTCGAAGTTCGTCGCGCATCTCCTCAGCCTCGTCCGTCTCGGAGGCCTCAAGCTCTTCCTCAGAGCCTTCGTCAGCGCGTTCTTCGAGTTCTTCTTCTTCCACGTCGCCCGACTTCGGCTCTGCATCTTCGCTCGATGCAAGCTCCTCAGCGGGGTCGCCAATCTGTTCCTCGTACTTCTCTCGAAGCTCCTCGATGGAGAACTTGTCAGTTAGCTCCTCGGCAGAAAGGAAACTTTCTGCCGCGAGTTCGGAGGCATAGGTTTCTGCAACCTGCTCTGCCTCTGCTTCGAGTGATTCCATGCGAGCGGACTCGACAACAACCGGCTCGTTTGCCTCTGCCAGTTCATAGACCTGTTTACGGTCTACGTCGTCGAGAACGTCCGTTCGCTCCTTGAGCGACTCCAGAGTGTCAGACATTTCCTCAAAGCGGTCTGCCTTCTGCTGAAGCTCCTCAAGGTCGTCCTGTTCTACTGCCACAGGCTCACTTAGTTCTGCGAGCTTCTGTTCAATATCGTCTTTCATATTATTTACCTTAGTTGTTATGTCGTCCAACTCGCTCTCCTCGGACTTACCACTCGTGTGCCGAAGGTCATCGCCAGTTAGGACATTAATCGAGGATGCTTCGCCTTGTGGCATCCTATCACGTTTACTCTGCTCCCGCCGACCCTGACTCTCTTTTCCGTGCATGAGTAGCCAGTCGCGGAACTGCTCGATGGTCATTTCATCGAGCGAGTCAGTGCCGGGCGTCTCGTCAAGGTCGTCACCCGAAAGGCCTTCAACCTGTCCGCCACGAGCCTTCGCATTCTGCAATGCGTTAAGATTAAGTTCCCCGTTTGGCTCTACGACCGGGAGCGCCAAATCAGTAAAGTTTTCCGGTGGGAAACCTGTCTTGCTCACAAGGAAGTGGCCAGCAATTTCTTCGAGGTCGTCTGTGTCAAAGTCTTCCATCGCGGGTTCGTCCCACGAGGAATCGGTCGTACCATCGAAGTCTACCGAGTGAACTGCAATCTCTTGTAGTTCTGCTTCGTCTTCTGCCAGCGGAATCGCGGCATTTTCTTCCATGGAGTCCATCTTGTTCATGGCCCAATCGACGCCTTCGTCTCCGCCCCACGCTTTCCACATCATCCAGCCACAATTCTCATTGCCTTCGTCGCCTTGGTCCTTGTTCTGTCGATGACGGTTAAATGCGGACATCTTCGCAACGACATCCTCAGAGACAGACTCGCCTGAAGCAAGCTGATTGGCTCGTCTCCAGCCGACCTCTGTCCCACAGTCGTTGGGATTGCCGGTCTCTTCTCGTGCGTCAAGAGCCATCTGAGCGTTCTCCTTCGCCGCTTCCGGGTAGTCGGAGAAGGACTCAAGGTCCTCGGTCGCAGTCATCTGCTCCTCGTCTCGTGGCTCAAGGTCAGGTGGAGCGGCGGTGAGAGTGTGGCCAGTTGGCTTCATCTCTCCGTCCATCATCTCAATGACCTCGACCATGATGATGTCCTTGTCGTCAGGATTGTGGACAACCTCACCGAACATGTCGGGGTTGACCGACCACTGAACCATCATGCCCTCGTTAAACTCGGGCGGGTCCACCTTGTGCTTGGACATCTCAAAGTCGGCAGAGTTAAGAGTACTCTCCTTGTGGGCGACCATGGTGTCCTGACGCTCTCCATCTTTTACAATTTCGATGAGCGCAACAGGGTCGTCTTCATCGGCGCAAACCTCAACGTCACCATCAATCTCCTCAGAGAAGCACCCTTCAGTCTTTCGGTCAACGACGACTCCCATCGCCTGACCGCCGCTGGACTCCCACTTAACCTTGTCGCCCTCTTCTTCGAGGACGGAGTTTGAGTCCATCGGGTCGTCGCTGATGTCAGCTTCTTCCTGTGCGCGAACCCACGCGATAAACTCATCGTGGTCAGCGCCGGGGACCCACTCGCCGTCCATCTCGTGGACGCCAGTTAGTCCATCTTCACCCTCGATGAAGGCCACTGCATCTTCTTCACTTGTGAATCGAAGATTGTCAGGAATGCTGGAAATGCTCTGCATCTCGTCAACGTAGTTGAAGGCCGCTTCTTCAACTGCGCCGATGTCATCCTCGTTTACATCCCACGGCGTCAACTCGTTGACGCCAACCATTTCTGTCTCCTCGGTGGAGCGCCACTGTCCGTCCTGCTCCTCGTAGATGTCTACTTCGATTTCTCCATCCTGCACTTGAGAAATCGTGATGCCCTTCATCTCACCACTCTTAACCCACATACCGGGTTCAATCTCAGCAAGCTGAGATTCCGAGCTGTCAAGTTCATCCGTGAACGCGGACAGTTCGGCCATGGAGAGTTCGTCTGTTTCACCCATCTCAATTGTGTTCGACGGAGCCGCACCTGTCGGAACAATAGATAGGTTATCAAAAGTGATGTCTTCTACGACCTTCGCACCATCGTCAGTCTCCTCCATCTGCTCAACGTCGGAGTGCTTTCCTCTGATGGATACTTCAAGAAGGCCGTTATTAATCTTCTCGGCAAGGTCGTCATCGAACAACTCGGCCTCATAAATAACGCCTGTGTTCTCCTTATAACCTGCCTTAGTGACTTGACCAACGACTCCATCGGAGCCGTTATTGTGGTCAACTACGAGACTTCTTCCTTCGAGTGATTCGGCGCTCTCTTTGAGAGCGTCGGCTGGCCAGAGTTTCTTGATACCGCTCTGTCCAACAGTTACATCGTCTGCGCCGAGCGCCACACCGTGAACCGTATACGGTGGGCCTTCATCAAGTGCAGAGAGATACGCGTCCCTGCGCTC